TTACCCATGAGGACCAGGACGGTCCAACATTTGATTAAAAACTAGATCAACTAATTGATCCCTCTTACTATCCATGAACTTCGCAGCCTTATCTGGATCAGCAACAACAGATCCACTTATTGGTGAACCTACGTTGAAGTCGTTGAAAAGCATGTGAAGGACATCGAAATCAGACATCGCTGCAACCTGATCGATTGCTTGGTCTGCTATTACATCATTACTCCAATGTGACATTTTTCACTCCTTTTTCTATTATTCTATTATCTCCTAGAACTGACTTAAGGTCAACAGTTTTATATAACTTTTTCTTCAAGACAAACATTTTTTAACATAACTAACATCTTGTTTCTTGCAGTACTTTCTGACGTAAGTCCTTCTTTGACAGAAGTTTTGATCTGCATCAAGACAGCTTTGTGGTTCTTTTCAGGACCTGTGTATTCATCTACAATGTCAAACATCATATCAAATACATCTGATAATGGTCCTCTTTCAACCTCATTACTCTTTGTAATAAACTCTTCAAGATTCTTCATTACTTAACTCCAAAAAATGCTTTAACATCATTCCAGGATCCATCAACTAATGGCTTATCAAAGTCATTATCAACACCCCATACTTGAGCAGTACCTGTCACTGTATACTTTGGTGTGATAGTATATTGAACATCACCTGTTTTCAAATCACAGATACGAAAATCGTCATACAAACCAGCATCGGCCATAGGACAATTGTTCTTGAAGAACACATAGTTCTTATAGATATCAATTTTATCAGAAAGTATCAGTTGACGAAGTTTACGTGTCAACGCTACAGTTTTTCTCTGTAAAGATGTGTCATTACAGAACCAATCATACCATCCAGCATCGCACTGAACAGAAACATCAGAACTATCATACTTACCACTGTCGTAGTTGCTTAGATAGTCTCTTATACATATATCACTCATAACTCACTCCTAAATTATTTAAGTTATAGTATAACTATACTACATTTATTCGATAAGGTCAACCCCTTTTGTAGGATATTTTTTAATTAATTCTTTGATTTTTTTCCAATTTTCAGGAGTTCGGCCGGATCTATTTGCAGCTTCAATACAGTTAAATGTCCTGCAAGTTTGTGGTCTATCTTCGTATATTGAACACGTTTTAAAGCCTTTTTTGCTAATATCGAGGTGTGGACATAGTCTTTTTACCTTGACTTGCACACTATCTGGACCATGTATTTCTATGAATGATATTCGATTTACATCACCTAAAAGTGTATCTAAGTATTCTATTGATCTTTTTGATGCCTTTTCGTTTGGATACTTTGCAACATTTAATGTGACTTTACAGCAATGACCACATCGTATGCAAACATCACCGTTAATTAATTTAGTATCTTGCTTTACCCATGTCACTTGAAGTCCTCAAATACAGCTTTCATTCTTTCTCCAGTCTTGGAGTTATCGAATGCTGGACCATTATCTTCATCGGCAATATCATCTTGAGCTGATTGTTCTACATCGTACAATCTCATTCTTGGTTTATCTACACCAATTACAAACCTTCTATTCTTAACTGGATCACTGTATCTGTTCTTAAGCTGTTTAATCATAAACTGATTAAGCTCTTCTAGTTCTTCATTACTAATAACAGCAAACATAAAGTCAGCTGTTGCTGGTAAACCAAATGATTCTGATGTATCTTCTAATCCTATATCACTAGAATTATATGCTCCTCTTGTAGTCTGTGTAGCAGATACAACTGGTACATTAAACTCTACAGCAAGTCCTCTGAGTTCTTCTGCAATTGCTTTGATATAGAAATAGGATCCTACTCCAGCATTAGCTCTAAGTCTATATGACATACAGATGTTAAGATAGTCAATATAGATTATATCTGGAACAAATCCTTTCTTAAGTTTAAGTTCGTTTAGTAGATGTCTGAAATGTCCTACACCTGCTCCAGCAGTAGGATATTCTTTAACAATAAGTCTACCTGATGTCTTGTTAAATGCTCTACCCATTTTCTTCTCATATGCTTCTTTAGGAAGCATTGATAGTTCATCGATAGATGTATTAAGAACATTAGCATCTATTCTTTCAGCAATCTTTTCTTCTGCCATTTCTAATGTAATATACAATACATTCTTTCCTTCCATCAAGTTATGAGATGCCATATGACACATGAATAATGATTTACCTACACCAGTTCCAGCAAGTATCATATTCAATGTCTTTCTTGGTAATCCACCTTTAGTAATCTTGTTTAGATATTCTAAGTCAAATGGGATCCTAACTTCTGTCTTATTGTAGAATTCAAATCTATTTTCAGCATCTGTAAAGAAGTCATGACCTACATGATCATCAAAGCTAACACCTAATGCATCTGTAAGTAATTGTGGTATAGATCCTTCTGTGCCATCTTTCTTTTCCATTATCTGTATACTATTCATGATAGCATTGTATACAGCTTTATCTTTACAGAATTTTTCTGTCTCATCTAGCAACCAATCTATATCAACTTCTGCTCGAGTCATGCCTTCTACAACTTCAACAGCTTGCTTTACTACTTCATCAGATTGACCAGTTAGACTTGTAAGCTCTATGGTTAGAGCTTCTTTAGTTGGTGGTTTATTGTATTTGTCTACGAACTTATGGATTTGCTCAAATACTAAACGATCTTCTCTTAGATCAAAGTATTCACCTTGTAAGTATGGCATTACTCTACGAAGATAATCTTCTGAGTAAATTAAGTTTGATAATATTGCGTCTTTAATCATGTTCTACAATCTAAGTTAAATGATACAGATATTCTATCTGTTTCTTTTCTGTTTCTTCCTACTCTATGATCCAACCAAGCAGGCCATAAAAGCAACTTATTTGGTTTAGGGTTATAGCTCCATCGTTCATAATTATATTCTTTATCTTTATTTCCTTTAGATTCATGCATTCTTCTATAAAATGCTGGATCCTGAAATGTGATTGGTTAGCTATTCTCATCACATTTTACATAGAACGTACCTGCTATTGTTGATAAACCATGTATATGAAACTCATGTTCATCATCTTTTGTCATTCTACTACCCCAATATTGTTCAGTCCAAGTCATTTTATTTTCATTGTTAGGTCTTCTTATACCACACATATCAGCATATTGTATTGCAATCTTTGCAACCTTAGATTTCAGTTCTAAAGTACCTGGAAGCTGATTGAATAGTTTGTTGATCACTGGATCATGATATGTTGTATACCAAGATGAGAAAGGTCCTTCGGTATCGTGCTGAAACTTATGTGTTCCATTTAACAACGAAGTGATATCTTTTGCATACTCATCACAATCCAGATCCAAATCAACTTCCAGGATAACTACTGGAAATTTAAGATTCAGCTTCGTCTTGTATTTCTTCTGGATTGCTGCCATAACTAAATTCCTTCTGAGCTGCTAACTCTAGTTGTTCCATTACGTCTTCTGTAAAGAACTTTTCTGGATTTTCATTTATGGTCTTACCAAATACTTTACTACCATCTGGTAATTGATACCTTGTTGATACTTTTTCAAATATACCATGTTTCTCTGCTAAGTCTAATAAGCCATAATGTCTATCAAGTCCTTTGTCGTAAGTAAGTAAACATTGTACTTCTTTATTCTCTTTTGAAAGTCTTGATTTGAATGTCTTAACTTTGATAATATTACCAATAATTTCATTACCATCTTTCTCTTTCTTTTTACCTAGATATAAGATAGTACTTGCTGCATACTTAAGACCTGTTCCACCACCCATTTCTTTCATAGGAATATAGGATCCTATAATCTCATATACGTGGTTAGTCACTAATAGAGGAATACCTGCTTTAGCAAGTTTAAGTGTCAATACTCTAAATGCTGCTTTGATAACTTGAGCTTTAGTCATATCTCTAGTCTCTTTACCCTCAGCAATATCTTCCAGTTCTTTAGTAGTAGATAACATACCTAGAGAGTCAAGAACAAACATCATAGGAGGTCTTTTATCTCTTGGTGTATTCTCATACTGTTCTATTACATTCAAAGCATGTGTTCTGAACTTCTGTATTGTTGTAGGCTCTGATATGATAACTCTGTTAGTATCAATGCCTCTTTCTTCCATCATTGTTTTAGTGACAGCAGCTTCTGTATCATAAAATACAATACCAGCTGCTGGATCACTGTCTAGGAATGCTTTTACACAACCCATAACAAAGAATGTTTTACCTGTTGCTGACTCACCAGCAAATGCGGTCACCTTATTGTTAGGTATACCACCATAAATGGATCCACTCAATACAGCATTAAGTATATAACTTCCTGTATCAATGCATCCATTGTATTCACTTGCAGCATTACCGTCTGCTGCTATCGAAGTATCTTCATCTTTGATGTCTTCGACTAAGTTTCTAAAAAAATTACTCATTCACCTTTCTCCATATCTTTAATATTTTTCTTGTCAACTCTTATAGCGTTCCACAACTCCTGTGACCATTCTTTCTTAGGTGGTACATCAGTTGTGTTATCATCATAAAAATTTTCATCAGGCATGCCTGCTTCATTTACAGGTGCAAACCTTTTTCTATCTTTAGGTATTATAATCGATCCTAGGCTTGCGATCAACAGCAAAACAGCTAAAGGATCAAATACTGCTACCAATAGAATAATAACCATTCTAACTGCTTGGTCAAAATAGTTTTTAGCTTCATCTTCTCCGTAGATTAATTCAGCTATGTATTTTAA